AAAGTATTAAATCAACATCATCCTGAGCAGTTGCGGCAGTATATTCTTTTTCACTCATAGAAATCCTTTAAATAGGGCACTTCAATTTTTTAACAGCATTCAAAACAATTTGAGGGTTGTAACCATTGTCTCTTAGAAACTGAGCTTGGATCTTGTATGCCTGATACTCCTTCTCTCTCCAGGTATCACAATCATATGTGTCTCCCATAGTCTCATTCTGAACGTGGTGAACAAACTCGTGAAGCAAGATCGATCGCGAAAGCAAATCATCCATGCTAAGTACATCACTATAGTAAACCTGATTACGATAATACAAAGCAGATATTGGGCACTTGGTACCCTTTCTGCAATACATATCCTCTAATTTACTTTGAGTTACTTGGTTTACCTGCGGAGCGCTAAGCGGACCTTCATACCTTGTATACTTCTTAGCTGCAGAAAGAAGTGCCATCATATCTGGTGGTAATGTGTGAGTATGTGCGGGTGTCTGCGCAGGTTGAGCTACAGAATGAACGGGCTGAACAGCAGCGTACTGATCTGCTGGGTCCTTGACAATAACAAAAGTAATATATATTGCTAAAATAGTAATAAAGGTTTTGAACATGGTATGCTCCGAGTGAGTGACATTTATTACTATAATGGAAATCGTTATTTATGTCAACTAGTCAGAACACGCAGTTCATGCGATATTTCAAAGACGAAACCCCATGGCATAACACTCTGTTACGAAATCTATGTATAGTTGTTCTTCTATTAACAACGCTTCTGCTTCCCACGGCTGCTGGAAATAATTTACGTTGCGAAACCGTTTACCTTCCCATATATCAATCGTACCTGTTTTGAGATGCCATGTCCTCAATTGCTTTGTGAGATACTGTTTAATATGAACTGTCTCATGAGCTAGTGTGATGAGACGGTGCTCTAATCCAAGGTCCTCATTGAGCTCGATGATAAACTCTCTATTAGAAACTTTCTCACAAGTACCATCAGCTCCTAGATTAGGTACTTGTAGGATAGTAACATTAACATTTGAGTTATGCTGGTTGAGTTGGGTAAGGTAGAATCTTGTAGCGAAGCGTAGTATATTTGATAAGTGTCGATTGTTAAACTTTCTCGTCCTTAGCTTCATCATATCTTTCAATCATCGTATTAATTACAACTAATGGTAGATCAAATAACCTACTAACATAACTAATCACATGGTTAATGGTTAGGATAAAAGTTGCAATAGAGAACACAACCGAGAACATGATAACAAACCAGCAAAGGTTAACTAAACGATTTAAAAGCATCTTTGAATTTACCTTTTTCTGATTTGATTCTCATTCCGGAATCTGATTTATCGAATACTGGAGTATCGTCATCTAGTACATCCTCTTGTGCGGCTTGCTCTACATCATACAGCTTCATCTTCGATCTATCAACACCTATGACAAATCTTCTATGTGTTCCTGGATCACTATAACGATTCTTAAGCTGCTTGACCATGAATTGATTAAGGTCTTGTAGTTCCTCTGAACTGATCAACGCAATCATGAAATCCGCAGTAGCTGGAAGACCAAAAGATTCTGATGTATCTTCCAATCCAAGATCACTGCTTGTGAACCCGCTTCTTGTTGTTTGAGTAGCGGTAACAATAGGCACATCAAACTCAACAGCAAGACCTCTGAGCTCCTCTGCAATAGCTTTAATGTATGTATAAGAATTGACATTTGCACCGTATTTCAATCTGGATGAGATACAGATGTTAAGATAATCAATGTATATAATATCTGGTTTAAAGTTTCGTTTCAACTTTAGTTCGTTGAGCAAGTGCCTCATGTGACCAGCACCAGCTGAAGCTGTAGGATATTCTTTTATAATTAGCTTACCGTTAGTCTTTTCGCGAACACGATCTATCTTCTTTTGATATGAGTCTCTAGGAAGTAACGCCAGCTCATCAACTGTGACATTAAGCATGTTAGCATCAATACGCTCAGCAATACGTTCCTCTGCCATCTCCATTGTTATATAAAGAACATTATGTCCTTTAAAGAGGTTAGCTGCTGCACAATGACACATGAAGAGAGACTTACCAACACCAGTACCAGCAAGTACCACATTAAGGGTCTTAGTTGGGAGTCCTCCCTTAGTGATTTTATTAAGGTAATCCAGGTCGAACGGAACACGTTTTTCTTTCTTATGGTAAAAGTCATATCGGGAGTCGAAGTCCTCCAAGAAATCATGACCAACGTTCGAGTCAAACGATACAGCAAGAGCATCAGATAGTATTTGAGGAATGGCGCCCTTACTATGATTGTCCTTATCGGTATCGATGATCTGAATGGACTTCATAATAGCATTATATATTGCTCTATCCTGACAGAACTTCTCTGTCTGGTTCAAAAGCCATTCAAGATTTGTAGTAGGTGTATCCTCTAAGTCATTGACAAGAGACTCTACATCACTAAAAATGCTTGCTATTGATTTATCATTGTCCAGTTCAATAACAAGAGCTTCTTTACTTGGAAACTTGTTATACTGCTTTACGAACGTATCAATACTATCATATAGAGCTCGTATGGTTCTTTCTTGGAAATAGTCGGACTTCAAAAAAGGTATGGCCTTGCGGCCATACTCTTCATTGCTCAAAAGATTTGAAAGTATGAGTTTCTCTATCATATTGCTCCAGCAGAATTACAACGGTACTAATTGGTCTTTTACTCAAAAACTCGAGTAGATCTTTATCTTTAAAAAAGAACTTGAATCCTACAGATCCATCACCCTTCCGAAACGTCACTTTGTACTGCTCCACCTTGGGATCCATAGCTGTACTCCTTCCTTGCACACTCTTCTAGTTGATCTAAAATCTCCGGTGTGAAGTAGTTTGCAGGATTGTTATTAATCTCTTTACCAAATACTTTACGACCATCCGGAAGCTCGTATCTAGTTGATACTTTCTTAATGATGTTATACTTTTCTGCCAGATCCAACAAACCAAAGTATCGATCTAGGCCTTTGTCGTAAGTAAGTAACACAGTTGCATCCTGGTTTTCTTTTGAGAGTCTAGATTTGTATGTTTTGATTTTGATTTGGTTGCCGATGATGTCTCCATCGCCATCCTTTTCTTTCTTTTTTGAGAGCATTGCAATAGTGCTGGCAGCATACTTGAGGCCTGTTCCACCTCCGAGTTCTTTTGTCGGTACATAAGCTCCAATGATTTCATAGACGTGGTTAGTAACAAGCATTGGTACTTTGACCTTTGCCAGCTTTAGTGTTAGGACACGGAAAGCAGCTTTAATAACTTGCGACTTTGTCATGTCCCGTACATCTTTACCATCAAGAGAATCTTCCATCTCTTTTGATGTTGATAGCAAGCCTAGACTGTCAAGAACAAACATCATCTTAGGACGTGTGTCTTCTGGCTGCTTCTCATATGCCTCAAGAAGTTTGAGTGCATGTGTCTTGAATTTTTGAATTGTATCTGGCTCTGCAATAATAACTCGAGTGGTATCAATACCACGAGATTCCATCATTGCTTTTGTGACTGCGGCTTCTGTATCGTAGTAGACGACTGCTGCGTTTGGGTTCTTGTCAAGGAAGGCTCTAACGATACCAAGTACGAAGAAAGTTTTACCAGTAGCGGACTCTCCTGCAAAAGCAGTAATTTTGTTATCAGGTACGCCGCCATAGATGCTACCAGAGAGAAGAGCGTTGAGAATATAGCTGCCAGTATCAATACAACCAGAGTACTCAGCACTACCACCGCCGTCACTGGCCAAATAAGTGTCCTCATCACCAATCTCCTTAATCAAACTCTTTAAAAAGCTCATGTTATCTTCCTTATCTTGTTCTTGTCAATAGTAACCTTACCTTTACCTACCTTACCAGTCAACTCTTGTAACTTCTTAAATCTCTTCTCAGCAGCAAGATCTCTATTAACTTCAATGTTAATAGCTCTTGTGCTGTTCATTTTATTGATTCTATTCTGACGTATCATACCCATGTTAGCTGCAATAAGCAACAGTACAGCAAGAGGGTCAAATACAGTTACGATCATTATAATAACCCAGCGGACCGTCTTCTCCAAAAACGAATCATCAGCCCGATCAACAAAAAGCTCGGCGATGTACTTGAGTGGACCGACCTCTGCCTCGACCCTTTTAACTTGCGATGCCAATGGGGATTTCTCAGCGTTAAGCCTCCCAACTTCCTTTTGTAGAGACGAAATCTCTTCCATGAGACGGCTACGCTCTTTCTGTTGTGTCTTTCTAATTTGGAGCGCGCGTTCGGCCCCCTTAGAGTCCGTCGAGCGTGACATAACCTGGTCAACGACCTCATCAAACTGTTTAAGAAGTGTACGATTGGCATTGATTGTTTCATTTAACGAATTAATCCTTTCATCATATACAGCTACCTGAGCAGCAACATCACTTACGGAAGATGTCTGCTCAATATGAGCTTTAGACAAATACCCAAACGTACCCATGGAAGTGATCATCATTAATATGATCACTGCAGTTATTAAGTAATATTTAATAACCGCTGGTGCATAATTCCAATTACGAAATGCCCACGATGCAGCAACCACTTTAGCAGCTTCAAGCATTGACCCCATGATAACAACTGGCCAGAATGAAGCTGCAAAGATTGCAGTGAGACCAAGAATCGAAAAGTATGCAGCTACTGCTGAAAGACCAATAGCAACAGCTAGAGCAATATAGTTAATCATCGTTTACAAGTTTATCCACCTTATCAATAAAGGCTTTCATCTTCTTAGTTCTTTCTGGCCAGTAGATATATTCTTTATCATCATCCTTAGCAAGATTAAGAAGCAGTGGCATAATTAGTTTATAAAGAGTTTCCAGTTTATCTTTATACTCTTTGGAAGTCAACGATAATTCTTGTTCCTTTTGTTCAACTTGTTGTTGGAGCTGACGCTCCATTGATTTTAACTCATCTTCACTAACCGCTGAAAAGCCAAAGTCAGTGTATGCATCATCTAGGTCTATAGTGATCTTAGCCATTGTTTTCCTATTCGAAGAATTGTTCTAGTGTTGCTCTACGTTCTGTTATGTGCCAGTCGATAGCTTCAAGTATACCCTTGATCGGATCGAGAAACGATTTCTCAAACTGAGTGTCATAATCAATATAAGGTTCTATATTGAATTCCTTTGGTAGAGTACTTGGGCAAGATATAACAGTGTCTCTTGCTGGGTTAGGTGGTTTCAAGTACGCAAACTTAATCTTATCACCATCTTTAATATTTTGATACTTATTCTCAAGCTTCTTTTCTTTGAGAAGGCTATTATATATCAGTGAACCTTTAACGTGTATTGGTGTTGATTTTCGATAAATGGAAGCATTATCCTTGTACTTGGACAGATCTTTAACGGATCGTGGAAAAGCAATTTCCTCAAAAGGTAGTAGCATATACTCCTTCTTGAAGTCTTGGATGAACTTTTGAATAGTCTTCTCATCGTAGTTCATAATAACTTCAAGAGCACTCTTAATACTCTTTCTGCATACTGAAGGTGTAGAAGATCTTACAGCCTCGATCCCTTGCATCTTCAGCTTAGGCTGAGCATATGAAACACCTTCGTTATTAAAGACATTCAGAATGTAATGCTTCTTACCTGTCCATATACCCTTGTTCGCAATAGCTTCTCGCTTCATTACCATCTTCTGTTGTTTGACCTTCATGTAGTCGCCAAGCTTACCGAAAGTACTATCAATGAATGGCTGCAGCTCTTTCTCACAAACCTTATCAAGGAATGTAACTATCTTTGCGTGGTTAGTGTCACCTTCCTCAAAGAATTTATTAACCAATCGTTCCAGTCTAATATACATTGAGTCTGTATCACAAGCAATCACATAATCTTCATTCTCAGTCTTGAGCGTAGTATTGAGATAGTTATTGATGTGCTTCTCCATCCAGCGAATAGATAGCTGGCCAGACATTGTGATCGCCTCGGCAAGATCTCGCTGATACCATCTAAAGAAAACATTACCAAGAGCACCATAAGCAGAGTTCAGCTGAATCTTCTTAGCCATCTGCATGTTGTTACATCTTGCAATCTCATTCTCAAGCTCACGAGAAGGCGCTTCCTCATACTTCTTCTTAGCCTCAATCATTCGCTTCTTCCAAGTCGAACGATCATTGTACATAGTCTCCATCAGCTCAGATAAGAATCCAACTTTGTTCTTATTAAACAAAGCACCGTTAGGTGTAATGGTGTAGTTGTTATCTTCGAGCTTGGTTTCAAGAGCCTCCCCCATTGCCTTATCCAGCATACGCTCAATAGTAATATTATCCTCCATACCCACAAAGGTATCGGGACTAATATTATATTGCATAATCAAATGTGGATATAGACTGTTAAGGTCAAAAGAACAAACCCACTTATGCATACCAACCTGAGGGTCTTTAACATAAGCACCAACAATGGGACCTAACCGTTTATCTTCACTACTACGCTGATCTAGCTCTGCTCGTTCCACATAAGGAACAATGATACCTCTATCCATTAAGTAGTTCGTAATAATAACATCCCAAATACGAACAGTGGTAAACGTATCTGTGTAGTTGACCTTTGCGTCATATGTGATAGCAAAGACTTGCTCAATAAATTTTAACTTCTCTTCAAGTTTATCAACAAGCACAACGTCATGTATGTTATAATCTACGAACTTCTCGAAGTCGTTAATGTAGAACTCGTGCATGGTTTCATACTCTGAATAGTCAAGCTTTCTCTCACCAAGCTCATACTCAGCAATATGATCTAACTTATATGATTCTTGAGGTGTGTATGAAAACTTCTTATACAAAGCCATATAATCAAGAACAGATATACCTATAAGATCATATACCTTACTTGATCCATCTCCCCCAACCTGACGCTCACGTACAATCTTCCACGGAGATAGTTTATCTGCTTCTTTCTTACCGAGCATGTTGGTGATGCGTCGATAGAGATATGGGATGTCGAAGTACTCAACGTTCCAGCCAGTAACAACATCAGGTTTCCATTTTTCAGAATTCCACACCTGAAGAAACTTCTGCAGAAGATCTATTTCATTCTTACACTGCCAGTAATGTACATCCTTAGACTTAGGAGTGTAAGGTCTCGTACCCAAAACTATTACTTTACCCTTCTTCCGAAGAGATAGAGTAATAACTTCCTTATCAGCTAATTCATGATTAGGAAAACCATTCAACGTAGAGGTCTCAATATCAAGTGACACTACATTGATCTGGTCTACATCATACTCAACTTCACCCTTATACAGTTCATATATGGCTTGATACGTTGACAGGTTTGAGCCGTAGATATCAAACCCATCAACCTTGTAGTAGTTATCAACAAAATCACGAGCAGCACCGATACCCTCAAATTCGATGCGCTCAACATACTTACCGTCTAAAGTTCTATAATTTGTTTTCTTATTGGAGTTTACAAAAAGGTATGGATGAAATGGAGCCTTTAGGTCGAACCGTTTGCTACCATCATATCCTCTCACATAGGCCGTATCACCTATAACATTCACATTAGTATAAAACCGCATGACACCTCACCTATAAACCACCATTATAATACCACAAAATTATTTTATCAACGATCCTGCTGATGCGATTTGGATACCCGATCCAAACATCTTGTTGTAGTTGTTGAGTAGATCGACATCTGGAGTGAATGTGGTTAGGATATGGTCTTGCTTGAAAACAAAATCCTCTTCTTTGGCATAAGGAGCAAATGGATAGAGTCCAATATTGACACCCTTTTGTGTTGGTATCATCTGAACAATACCGACCTTTGAAAGTTCAATACCAATTGGACCTTCATCTTTACACTCACCAATTAATTCTTCACCGTTAATTAAACGAATAACTTTAATCATTTTTTTCCTTAGAGAAGGGGGACATTGCGTCCCCCCATATTAATAACGAAGTGCTGTGTGCTTTCTTTCAATCTGCTTCATACGATGTTCAAGATCAATATGATCCACAGATTGATTCAAGTACTGAAGTTCTGTTTTGGAAAATTGTGCAGTGCTTGGTTCACTAAACAAAAACTCTCGTGTCACCTTGAGAATGTTTTGGATAGTGTCACTCATTTTTCCTCCGTCAAGAACTGCTTGTCTTCTTTTGAAGGCTTTTCATTAATTTCAATCTTCTTCGGCTTTTTATGCTCTGGAATAATACGCTCGAGGAAAATCTTCAACATCCCATTCAACATCTCAGCATTTTGAATCTCAACTTGGTCGTCAAGAACAAATGTGCGAGTGAATGCACGATTAGCAATACCCTTCCACAAGAATGATTCGTTTTCAGAATCGTCCGAAGCTTTGCCGGTAACGATTAGCTTGTTGTCGACAAATTCAAGTTCAATATCTTGTTTGGCAAAACCAGCAACAGCAAGTTCAATAGTGTACTTGTTGTCGTCTACTTTTTTGATATTGTATGGAGGGTAGTTAGGAATATTTTTTGTTACTTCATCATGTAGCTTTGCCATTTTGTTGAATTGCTCATCAAAACCAACAAAGAACTTATCAATGTCTTTTGTTCCGTATTTGAAACCAGGGCCGAAAGCAAAAGTGTTTGCGAGTGCAGAAAGTGCATCAGTCATTTAAGACCTCCTATTAAGCAAGGTTAATATAAGAATGCGTCCCCGAAGGCAACGCATCCCTATTTATACCTTATCTCCTATAAGAAGTCAACTTTTTATTGATTGTATGTGTAAATTTGCTACGATGAATTCTTTTACTAAAGAACTACGAACGATATCCTCAATACCGAACTCTACGTTTCTGAATGAAGGCATCTTATTAACAACCTCAACAAAGTCCTTCAGGCCTGATTGATCATGCTTCTTGCAAAGGTCTGTTTGTTTGAAATCTCCACAGAATATGATTTTAGAGTTTTCTCCTACTCTGGTGATAATCGAACTCAACTCCTGAAAGTTCATGTTCTGACATTCATCTACAATAATGACAGCGTTATCAATTGTAATACCTCTAACAAAAGATGTAATCATGAATTCCACATTCTTCTGCTCAACTAATCTTTCATACGCTTGTTCTGTATTAAAGAGGTCTTGGCAGATAGCTTTGTATGGTGCAACATATACATCTGTTTTTTCTTTCTCATCTCCTGGTAAGTGGCCAATCTCCCTTGATGGAACTACTGATCTTACTAGCACAACTTTCTGATAGGGATTACTCCTATCCATTACCTCCTCAAGTGCTTTGTAAAGTGCAATAAAGGTTTTACCTGTGCCTGCTGCTCCATGCAGCATGATTGCCTGTGCTCCTTGTTTGTATAGTTCGAAGAATTTAGATTGGTTTTTTGTAAGAGGATCGAATACGTTTAAGTCGTCGATCTTTAGCTTGAGTTTCCTTTTGCTTTGTTCAGGAAATTGGTGGATGGAGGCTTCAGCAGTTCTTGCTTTGTGTTTCATGCGCTGTCCTTCTTGTTAGAGTTGAAAAACAAAAAAGGCACACAGCCTCTCAGCTAATGTGCCTTTTCTTACTACTGCAATACTTTTTTATAGTGCATGCAATAATCCTGTAGTGTTTTTAGTATTTATAATCCCAACACCCCTGACTTGAAGGTTAAACCCTTAGAAGGACTAAAATCTTTTCTCAGATAGTCTGCAATACACTCAAAGCGAAATGCCTCATCATCATGACCCTTAGCCTTAAGCGTAGTCTCGCAGCTTTCGACAAAAGCGATTAAAGAGCGCAAAGATACGTTACAACCATCCTGCAAAGCTGCAGGTTTCATATTAGCTTTACGTTGGTACATAATAACCTCACAAAGATGAAAATGATATAATACTACTGATCTTGAAAGAACGCCAAGCGTTTTTTTCAGTATCCCAAACAGCAATAATATCTTCTTTCTCAGTCTTCACACGATCGGTCTTCTTTTCGTGTGGAACGATAATCGATTCCATCAGAGTACAAACCATATCCCGAACTGTGCCGTCCTGCTTCGTAAATGACACCTTGCATACGCTTTCCTGTAGAAGCTTCTGCATTGTCTGTCGATCCATTTTTCCACCTCTCATAAAGTCTATAATCATACTGGTAAACTTTCACACCAGACTCACTGAGCATTGTATACGAGTTATCATAATTATACAACAGATATTTTGCCCTGCTAGGTACAAATGTTACTATTCTTGTAATACCCTTTTGGATAATACTTTTACAACATTCGTTGCAGGGAAACATAGTCGCGTATAGGGTTGCCCCTTCCACGCTACCGGGTGCGTTGTCTAGTGCATTTCGTTCAGCGTGGGATACAAAAAGTAGCTTAGTTTCCCGGTCGTTATATCGATCTTCACTATCCTTTACACCGCGCGGAAACCCGTTGTACCCCAAACCGATAACTCTACGTTTGGAGTCTACGATAACACTACCAACTTT